AGTTTCCAGTTTCTAAATGTTTTTTACATTTATTCTTAATTAAATAAATTACATTTTTGGTTAACAAAGGCTCAAAAGCTTTTTTTATTTCAACAATATACTCAGCATGGTCCATTTATGGAAGCATCATCCAAGAAGTTAGAATATATTTTTCACCTGATAAAGGTGGATTACCTCTGTGTAGATAAGGAAAAGCAGCAGGCCAAATAACAATTCTACCTGTTTTAGGTTTTACTCTTTTAGAAAAATGCAAAAACTCTGTTTCACCACCCTCTTCAACATCATTAAGATATATAGAAAAAACAAAGGCTCTTTTGCTATACATCTCTTGATTACTATGTTCAATGTGCCAAACGTGATAACCTTCTGTGGGTAATGTTTTTTGTATTTTTAAACCAGTAAAATTAAATTTTACCCCTCCATACGCTTCTTGTGCTCCTACATTTTTAGCATAGTGATTCCATGCTAAATCAAAATTAATCATCATAGATTTTAAAGACTCCCACCAAACATCTATATTATGACCTGTAGCAAAATATTGTTGATCTTGTTTCTGTAGCACAGAAACTTTTTCCGAACCAATTCTATTTATAGTTTTATTAAATTTATTCTCGTTCTCAAACAAAGTAATAGCGTTATTACATTCTTGTTTAGTAATATAATTATCATACGTTCCTATAAAATTATCAATATTAACTGTTTTATCGTTACTCATATTTTAATTTATGTTTATATTATATTTAAAAGTCAATACCATTCTTAGGTCATTTACGTCACGTCTCATATCTCTAGCACAATGTTCTATACTTCCGTCAAATATTATAACTCTACCTGGTTTAGGTATAATACTTTTTACAATTTCTTCGTTATTATAAAACACGGTTTCTCCGGCGTAATTTAAATTCCAATTATTATTTAAATAGTACATAACAGTTATTCCACCCTTTGAATCTAAAGCATAGTCTCTGTGAGATTGATGCACCGTTCCATACGAGTTAGCACTTGCATACACTCTTTCTAATTTTAAAAAGTCAAACATGTGTAAATTTTTTAATATTTTTTGTGTATGTTTTTTTAAATATTTTTCTATTTTATTTTTAAAATTTAATTCATATTTAAAGTTTCTCCATTTAAATTTATTATACCCAGAACCTATAAATTTCCACGGTACATGGTCTCTAAAATAAATATAGTTTTGTAAAATATCTTGATTATCAAAATAACCATCAATTATTTCTATATAAGTTTTAACTAATTTATTTGCTAATGATATTATTTTATCATTAGATTTAATTAAATTTTCAGATTTAGTGCCTATTATATTTCGAATAACATCCTTGTCTTTTTCTATATTATAAATAGAGTTAAACAACCCAGCAAAACAAATGTCTTCATTACATTTCCAAAGTCTTAGTTTATTATAGACGTTAACTGAATGTTGAAAAAGATTATCTTGACCGTGAGGTATGTTTTGTGTTTTTTTAGATATTAAAAAATTTATACTTTCTATATATTTATTCATAAATGCTGTTTATTTTCCATCTTTCATTCTTAAAAAAACTATTGTATAAGCTACTATATGCTACAAAAATTAAAATTCAAGGCAGGTTTTAACAAACAAGATACAGAATCAGGGGCTGAAGGTCAGTGGACAGATGGTGATTTTGTTAGATTTAGATATGGATTACCTGAAAAAATAGGTGGATGGTTACAATTAACAGCAGCTAATAAGACATTACCAGGAGCAGCGAGAGCACAAGTTGCGTTTTCTAGTTTTGCAGGTGAACAGTATTCTGCTATTGGAACATCTCAAGGTTTATTTCTTTATTATGGTAATGACTTTTATGATATTACACCTTTAGATACAGCTATTACTGGAGGGACATTAACCACTGTTAATGGATCTAACGTAGTAACTATAAATAAAGGATCCCACAATTTAGAAGTCGGAAGGTATGTAACTCTTTCATCAGTTACGGTGACAGGTGCATCTGATTTTACAGCGGCAGAATTAGAACAAGTTTATGAAATATTAACTGTGCCTGACATAGACAAATTTACAGTGCAAGCCTCACGAAACGAAGGCGGCTCTGGTATGACTGCGGCAGGCGCAGTAACGGTTAATCCATATGTTGAAGTTGGACCAACAACGCAAACGGTTGGTTATGGTTGGAGTACATCTACGTGGGGAGCATCGACTTGGGGCACAGCTAGAGCTACAAGTGATGTAACTCTTGATCCAGGAAACTGGAGTCTTGATAACTTTGGTCAAGTATTAGTTGCAACTATATTTAACGGTAAAACTTTTACATGGAATGCTGGCGCTACAAATGCTAGAACAATTAGAGCATCTCTAACCACATCTAATTTTCAAACCACTAATAACCCAACAGCCACTAGATTTACATTAGTCTCTGATCGAGATAGACATTTATTTCATTTTGGAACTGAAACAACTATTGGTGATACAACAACACAGGATCCGATGTTTGTAAGATTTTCTAATCAAGAAGATTTAAATACATACACACCCACAGCTACAAACACTGCGGGTACATTTAGATTAGATACAGGTAACGAAATTAGGGCCGCTTTACAAGGTAAAGACTATGTGTTTGTTATAACAGATAATGCCGCCTACGTTATTCAATTTGTAGGACCACCTTTTACATTTAGTGTTAGACAAGTTGGTACTAACTGTGGATGTATTGGACAACACGCTGCTACGTTTGTTAATGGTACTGTATTTTGGATGGGATCTCAAGGTGGGTTTTTTGCATTTGATGGAACTGTTAAATCATTACCATGTCTCGTGGAAGATTTTGTATTTAGCACAGATGGAGATAATTTAGGATTAAACTTTGAATCAAGAGATGTTATTTTTGCAGGGGCAAATAATTTATATACAGAGGTAAATTGGTTTTATCCAAAAGATGGATCAGAGCAAATTGATAGATGTGTAACATATAATTATGCAGAAAATTGTTGGACTACATCATCATTAGATAGAACAACATACGCTGATCAAGGTGTATTTGATAATCCTTACGCAACAGATTATGGTGATACGTTAACTCCTGTTTTTCCTGATATACTAGGAATTACAAATAAATATGGAGCTAGTATTTATTACGAACATGAACAAGGCACAGATCAAGTTAATAGCACGGCAACCACAGCTATTCCTGCCTTTATTAGATCTGGAGATTGGGACATAACATCAAGACGTAGTGCTCTTGGTCAAGCTACAGGTATTGCGGATTACAGAGGAGATGGTGAGTTTTTTATGGCTGTTAGACGATTTATACCTGATTTTAAATATCAAACAGGTAATGCTAAAGTAACTTTACTTGTTAGCTCGTATCCAGATGAGGTAGCCGTAAGTTCACCTCTTGGACCCTTTACAATTACATCTAGTACTGATAAAGTAGATACTCGAGCTAGAGGAAGACTTGTATCAGTCAAAATAGAAAATGATAGCACAGGTGAAACTTGGAGATACGGTACATTAAGATTAGACGCACAACCAGATGGTAGAAGATAATGATAGATAAAAGAATACAATACAGATTTGGCGGTGACACCATGAAGAGACAAGGAAGAATGGATCAGATGGGAGGGAAACCAGGTCTTACGGCTGCACAAATAAGAGCCGTGGATCCTATAGGATATGGTGGAGGTTTAAAAGGCCCTGCTTTTGTAGGCGGTGGTGGTGATGATTCAGGCAGCGGAGGTGATGGTGTAACTAAAAAGAAAAAAACACCTGTAAAAACTGTTTTAAAAAAAGGCGTAGATTATGCAAGAAAAAATCCGTTACAAGTTTTACTTAGTTTTTTAAATCCTGTTTTTGGTCTTGCAATAGGAGCTGCTAATTTTTTAAATGATCCAGAGAGAAGAAAAAGACTTACTGGATATGAAACTCAAGAAGAATACGATCAAGCCAGACAAGATAGAATTAATCTTAAAAGTATAAAAACTTTAGAGAATACAATACAAAAAAAATATTTAGACAAAGGTAGATCCTTAGATGAAACTGATTTAGATGAAAGACTCGCTGCTTTAAAATCACAAATGAATATTACTCCGAATACTGCAGCTGATCTAAGACCAGATCTTGATTTTAGTAATCTTCCTGAACTAGCTTTTGAAGATACTAAATCTACATCTCCTGGTATTACAAGTATGACTTTCCCTGCAGATAAAACAGTTGATAAATTAAATCTTTTTAATGTTGCACCTAATTTTGGTGGAACTGTTTTAGAAGAAGAGTTTCCTAGCACACCTCCTCCTGTTAGAGATGATAATGTTCCTTTACCTCCAAATCTTAATTTGGGACTTCCTATTGATCAATTTGTAAGAAGTGATGTTAATCCTTTATTTCAAAGTTTAGTTACACCAGTGGGATTAACTAAAACACAGAAACGAGGTTTAAAAGCTAAAAAAGGTAACGTCGAAGCTGGTTTATTTTCATTAGAAGATGCACTTGAATCAATAAAACCTTTTGATGATGATGAAGATCCAGCAACTTTAGAAGATGTTAAAAAATTTTACGGGCTACCAGTATAATGGCTAAAGTAACAAACTACATACCTGAACCAAAACAAGAATACGATGTAGAAAATCAAAGACAGATACTAGAGTCTTTAAATACTTTACAACAACAACTTAATTTTTCTTTTCAACAAGACTTAAAGAACGAACAAGACGCGTTTAATTATTTTTTATCATGAGTATAAATTATAAAAATCAAGGTTTTAAACAAACCGGTACAGGTAAAACTACTGTGCTTACTTGCCCTACAGATGGAACAATTATAGTTAAAAGTATTTATTGTGCTAACAACGATGCATCATCAGCTATTTTAGTAAACATGAATTTTGTTGATTCATCAGATTCTAGCACTGAGTATGAA